GGGCCTAAAACTCCAAAAGGGTGATTATATTGATAACCACCCCTATCCTTAACTCATTTTTTTTGTCATTTTCAGTCAGTTATTTTAATATCTTATTTCAAAAAAAACACCAATTAAAAGAATTTGACAAGAGCTCCAATCCCAACTGCTATCCCAAAATCTCAGTTCGTCGAACTGGGATGCGCACTGACGGTTCGCACAAAGCGCACTCGAGATACCCTAGGAGCGAATTTTTATTTCGGCTGACCGAATTTTTATTTCGGTTGGCATGGACCATGGGGAAATGCCAACTATTTTATGGTCTGTGCCAACTATTTTTGAGATGTGACGTGCCATGTCACAAATTGTGACGCCAAAATTCACACTTGTGAAATTAAAATTCACACCATAGGAAAGTTTCACACGATAAATGCCCTAAATTTTCCTATCTATCGAGTGAGTTGTTCAGCTGTACGGATTTGTCGTACAACTTGGTGTCACCTCAGGTGTCACTTATCACGTTTTTGGCGTCACTCCTAAGATTTGGGGTGCCGTTTTTGCGATTTGGGGTGCCGTTTTTGCGATTTGGGGTACGGCTTTTGCGATTTGGGGTCCTAATGATCAGATTTTAGACGGGATCGATCAGCTTTAGGCTCAAGATTAGCAACATTAGCAGGGGCACACTCTATTTTTAGGAAAATTAGGGGGTATTTTTAGGTTAATTAGCAGGTAATTACTCCCTAATTACCAGGTAATTAAGGAATGAATTTCGCGTATTGTTTTTGGATGCCCAACTGTTTGTTGTCGTAGGCTTCTAGGTAACCAACTGCAAAATAGCCGAAAGAATCAGCAGCATGACTAAATTCGTCATGAAGAGGGCCGGTGGAAGTTTTATTTTTGTCATCCCATTTTCCTTTGTATTCCGAAAGCGCCCGAATGAGGAATTTGCAATTCTTCTCATGAAACCAAACCTTGTGCATCAGTGCACGTACGCATTGTATTCTTTCAGAAACCCTGTGATTTCCAACTATCTTTGGGTTTATACCGCATTTTCGTAGCTGTTCGACTCGGGTAAGACCTGAACCAAGTTCTCGGACTCGTATGTCGTGTGGGAAAAACATGTGCCCGTATTTTTTGAATCCAAGCTCTGACTTAAGCTTCTCAAGTCTAAAGGCGTAATGTGCAAGTTCCCTACCCGTTTCTTCCCAATGATAAATGACACGAACGTCCCCGTCTGAAGAAACCTGAAATAAACATACTGAGGTAGCATCTGAGATACCAAGGTCAAATGACACATGTACCGGTGTAAAAGCATCAATATTAAAATTGAGAATTCTCCCTCTCTCTTTGACTAATGTCATTTCATCCGCATAGTATGCTCCTTTTATTGCTGCAGAAAAACTGCAATAAAATTCTTGTTGAAGTACACTTTCTGACATCCCAGCTTTTCGCTCTTCATCTATAACTTCGCTGGAAATTACAGGCAAACCATTATCCAACTTTGTATCATCAACTGTCAATAAGCTAACAGCTCGGATTATCTTTGTTCGTTTGATACATATCCCACAGGTGATTGTACCCTCGCGGCGTAGCTGTGAAGATTGCAAACCCCTCATTCTCGGCAAGAATTGGGCGTAGGATTTCCCACGACCTAAGGTCTGAGTTTTGAAATTCACTAAATACTAAACCAAGGGGATTACTACCAACGATGGCTTCAAAGTTGTTGGAGCCTGTCACACGAATTATACTGCCGTTTATCAAATAAATCGACATAGTAGAGTTATTTATTTTCTTAATAATTTGAGGCGGAATGTAGTCAAGAAAAGACGTACCATCCTTCCCTCTTCCATTCCAAATAATTGATGCGGCCTGACTTATGATAGGTGCCAAGTATAAATAAAGACCTGGTTTTAATAGAGCTGCCATCCACATGACTTGCCATGCCAATGTATCTTTCCCTGCTCTGCGGTGGCAAATTTGAAGCAAGCGCTTTTTACCTTCAATAAAAAACGCTCGCATTAGAGGTTTCTGATAAATCCTGGCAATAAACTTAGGGCTGATTTCTTGTACTGCTATTGCCATTTATTCCTATTTTTCTTTAGACTCTGGACTTAAATCCATTGTACCAGTTAACGTTCCGGATGGCATGTCCAACAAATTTTCAACTTCTTTCTCAGCTACAGTTTCCATGAATTCTTCCAGAGGAGCATCAGGTTTTCCAGTTAAATTATAATACGCATATGCAGTTACACACCCTATTAAAACAACCAATGCAATCGTTACAAAACCTTCTTGTTTGTCCATATAGCCTCCTTTTATTGATTACCAAACCCCGCCACGTCCCAGCTTCCTGGATCAAAAAACGATCCTGAAGATCTCCGGTTAATAACGCCACAACTTCCTGCGTTATGTGATGAAAAAGCATAAAAGTTGTCTGTGAGTGCACCATAAATAATTGATAATGTTCCACACCAATTACTCGTAGCAAATGGTGTTGTAAAAGCGACACTGAGTAGCCCTACTCCAGTATCTGTAATACTACTCACATTATATGAGCTTAATATTCCACCCGAGACGTTAGCTTGTAGCCAAAATTTTGCAGATCCACTTCCACCTCCACCACCTCCAGATGCCTGAAAAGTCGGCAAAGCCCCGGCTCCATTAGAAGTTAGTACGAAACCTGACGTACCTAAAGAAACCACGGATTGTAAGGGGTTTGTAGTGGATGTGCCCCCACAGACCGGGGTATATGCGACGAAAGAGCTAGCCCCACTACCTCCATCGGCCACCAATAAATCAGTTATACCAGTTATGCTACCTCCAGTTATGGAGACTGAGCTAGAGTTTTGCGTAGCAATAGTGCCAAGCCCAAGGGTTGTTCTCTGGTCTCCAGCTGTAGCGTCGTCAATAATAGCTCTACCAGCGGCTGTAAGACCGGTTTCAGCCCACGTATCAACTCCAGTAGTATAAATTGTTTTATCGGCTGCTGTTCCCAACGCAGCTATGCTAATAAGAGTTGCATCTGCAGCTTGATAATCTACATTAGCGGTAGCAATAGAAACAACCCCAGTTGCTGTCGTTGACTTCATGATCCCAGTGGCTAGAGCTGATAATGCTTGCTCTTGAGTTAGTGACCCATTTGGAGTTTGCACAATATAGGTTGCATCTCCTGGAGCAGCAGAACCGCCAGGACCTAAGTCCGCTATGCTTTGTGCTGTAACTGACTTAAGATTATTGGTATCACTTGCGTCCTGTATTAGAACCAAATCCGATGATGCTACAGTGGTTGGAGTCAAAGCAGCATTATTTACAAGATTGTTTATACCGGCAGTATTTGTGCTGGCCCCGGTCCCGCCGTCGGAAATTGCTACGTCAGTTCCGCCTGGCGCGTAATAATCTACTCCCTGAGCAGCTATAGAAACCACACCGGTTCCATTGGCAGATTTCATTATTCCGGTTGTTAGTGCGGATAAGGCTTGCTCATTGCTCAATGTTCCATTTGGAGTCTGTGTAATGAAAGTAGCATCCGCCGGAGCAGCTGCAGCACCAGCCAAATCTGCGATCGATTGAGCGCTCACCGTGCGAGCCGCTTTGCCATTAGAAATATCTTGTATGATAACTAAGTCACCTGTGGCAACCGTCGCTGATGTTAATGTTGCATTGTCTAATAAGGTGCTAACCGCAGTCGGCTGGTCTGCATCATCTATTAAGGTCTTTCCGAAGGCGCTTACAGGCGCATTAATTGCATTTTGTTCTGCCATTTGTTTCTCCTAAACTATTGTTAAGCTGCCCTGTGAACTCATGACAGTCCATTCAAGATTTGCTACGGAACACACTAGAATCATCGTGTCTCTTCGGTTTGTTGCTGTGATACTTCCGCCAACGCCTGTGGTCGTTGATACACTACCAAAATGGACAACTTGAGATGCCGCTTGAGCTAAAGACCACAAACCTGCTCCACGTCCTAAAATCATCAATGCATCACCAACGGCTGCTGTTGTTGGCAGAGTTAGAACAACTAAAGCCCCACCATTTGCTATGTAGCCACTAGATGTTTGCATTGAAGAGCTTGTTGTAACGTTATACCAGGCAACATTAAATCCTGTGCCAACTGTATCTAGAGTTTTAGTTCCTAGATTTAAACTAAGACCAGGACCAATATTTGTTATAAATAAAGTGCCAGTGGTTCCATCGTCAGAGTTAAACAGTATCCCAGTTCCCAATCCGCCCAAAGGCTGAGCATTAGGAAAATCAAGGTTAGCCGTGCCCAAAACAAAGTCAGCGTCTAAATCTATCAGGTTTGAGAATCCTACCGCAACAATATCATCTGGGTTATCGCCTAATTCACCTCTTCCAACCCAGACTTCGCCACTACCAAGCATGGGAAGCACAAGCTTGTCAGGCCTAGAATCTGGTCCGACCAACTCATTCCTGTTGTACTTTGGTGTTATCTGGTCAAGAAAAGTTTCGGTTTGCTTTTCGTACATTACATTGTTATTAAAATCATTGTTCAAATCCGCCTTGGACAAGGTGACAGACTGATCGTATATGGCCAGCCTATCAATAGGTTTAGCTCCAACGATAGTAATAATATCACCAGCAGCAGCGGGAACAACG